ACGAGCTCGCCGGCCGTCTTCAGGCGGGCAATGACATCGGGCGCCGCATCGCCAGCAGCAGCCTTCATCGTTCGCCCGGCAATCGTCGCCCGCCCCTTGGCATAGAGCGGTTCTACGAACGACTTGGCAGACCTGAGCCCGGCACCCAACACCGGGATTGATGCGCCGGCCACACCACCCAGGGCCGCGCGCCCTGCCCGCTCACGGAGCGTGCCGTATTCAAGGGCGCCCGGAGCAGCACCAGCAACGCCCATTCGGAGGGCGTTTCCGAGCAGGGTGGCAGACCCGCCAGCAGGGATAGCCATCGCCGGAAGAGCCTCTCCAATGCCGGTCGCCCACGGGCGCGCTTCAGCAAGAGGGGCGTACTGCTCCGCCTTATCCTGGACGTTCTGCTTCAGCCCCCCCAGCGCGGCATTCTCACCACGGGCACCAAGGTACATCTGGGTGATGCCGTCAAGGATGCTGTCAAAGGTCTTGCCGGCGCCGATCAGCGCCGACTTGGCGAAACCGGGGTCTTCGGCCAACTCCCTCTTTTTGGGGCCGCCATAGACTTCACTGCGAAGCATCTGAAGGCCCTCTGTGGAGACCTTCGACAAGTCGCCGGCCTTGAGTGCCTGGAGGTCTTCGGTGGAGAGCTTCGAGAGGTCCACTTAGCGACCCCCTCTGCGCCGCAACTCCGCTTCGATGGCGTCAACCGGAGGAAGGCCAGGCACAGGCGCCGGCGCGGCAGCTGGCCGACTCTCCGGCCCCAACACGTCCATGACGTTGAGTTGGTTCCGCTCGGCAATGCCCTGATACTCGCCGCGCTTGGCGTTGTAGGTCTTCTCGCTTTCGGCGTAGAGGGCGTCGGCCAGCGCCTGGAACTCTTGCCGCTGACGAGGCGTGAGCTTTTGACCGGTGACGACCATATTGGCGTAGTTCGTCACCCGGTCCAGCAAACCTGTGGCGGCCATTGCCATCCCAAGTTCGGACTCTCGAACCACGGAGCCCGGGTCGAGAATCTTCATGATCTTGGTGGCGCCGGCCATGTCACCGGCAGGCGTGCCCTGCTTCAGCGATTGCTTGATCTGCGCATGAGCAGAGGCAACCTCTGCGTGCGCCTTGTAGATCGGCTCGGAGCGGAAATCTCCGCGCAGCTTCAGCGTGTTGTCGAAGCCCTTCTGCCCGGTGTTGACGCTGACCTGCGTAGCCGGCTGGTGCGTCGTCATCTTCGTGGCGAGCGCCTCTGCCGCCTTCTGATACTGCGGCGACCCCTTGCCGTAGATGATGCCCAGCGTCCGCAGTTGCTCCGGCTCCTTCTCGGGAGCGCTCGCAATCGGCTTGAACGTCGCCGGATCCACCAGCGTGTCGCCAGCGCCCAACTTGATCGGAGCCTTCTCCTTCGGCTTCAACGATTCCTTGAGTTGAAGCGCTGCTACCGGGTCGTATTGCGCCAGTGAATTGGCATAGCCTTGATAGTCGAACGACGGCTGCGCGGACTCCGCGACCCTGGCATTCGCGACGGTAGGCCCACCGCCATTTGCTAGCGCCGTCTGGGCGGGAGTCCGCGCAAACTGTGCCGGAAGTTGCTGCATGGCCTGCCGACGCTTCAACTCCTCCAGTTGCGACTGCTGCAACTGCTGCTGGAAGGTGTGCTGCTGCGCCTGCTGGAAGCCTTGAAGCCCAGCCATGCCAGCTTGACCCAGCGCAGGACCAAGACGGCCGCGCGACTGCAACAGGCTCAGTCCCGCCTGGAGGATGCCGTTGTTGATGGCGGCGTCCTTGCCAGCATCGCCGGTGCTTGCGCCGAGGAGTTCAAGGATGCCGGCCATTACTTCCCGCCTCCACCACCGCCGCCACCATCACCGATGCCTTCGCCGATACCGCCAGTACCGCTCATGCCTGTCCCACCAGACATGCCCATCGACTCACCAACGCCCATACCGGCACCAAGACCTCCTGCGCCGCTCATGCCGGAGCCGCCACTCATCCCCATGGACTCGCCGATCCCCATGCCGATGCCGTCGCCGATGCCCATGCCGCCAACGCTTCCGGCGCCGCCGAGGCCATCGCTCGCAGTCATCCCCATACCTGCCGAAGGACCGAATCCGCCCATGCTGTCGCCCGAGGCAACACCAGAGCCGCCGACATCCCCATACCGACCGATTCCAGGCTGTGCGAGCGGGCTACCGAATTGGCGCAGCGGGGCCAGCGCCTGAGGCTGGAAGATCGGCGGGGTGTACGCCGGCATCTGGTACGGAGAGAAGTTCGCCCCGAAGCGGGCCAACCCACTGTTCGGCAGGCCAGTCCTCATCGGAACAGCAGAAGGCGCACTCATCGCCTGCTGACGGCCGACCGGCTGGATGGAGCGCCGTGGGTCTTGCACTGCGCTGGTGAGATCGCCACCGCCAGCCATTACTTGCCCCCCATCAGAGCACCGCCACCGGCACCGATGGCCGCCCCATACGGGCCGCCGAACATGGCGCCCAGTTGCGCCCCACCGAGTGCGCCACCAAGCGCTCCGGCACCCTTATTCGGTCCAGGCCCGGTCATTTGCGATCCGTAGTTCATGCCGAGCGTTGAGCCCAGCGTCGCCAGTTGCTGCTTCGGGTAGTCGCGGGCCTCAGTGAATCGCGCGTAGGCGTCGCCAAGGTTGCGTTGCTCCTGCCCCTGGTAGGCGCCACCGGCCTGGAGCAATGCGTTGGCGTCAACGTAGTCCTGATTGGCAATCGTCGGCGCCATCCCGACAGCGCCTTGCATGCGGTTGCGCTCTGCTGCGTAGTCGGCGCCGCGCAGGTTCGTGGAGATGTCACCCAGCGTCTGTCCGAGTTGGTATCGGCTCTGACCAAGGACGTTTTGAACCCCACTGTTGCCGAAGCTGCCAGAGCGCGCGTCCAAGGCATCGATGCTCGGAAGGATCGCGTCTTGGTAGTTGCGGATCACGTCGCCCTGCGCCTGGTTGACGAGGGCGTCCATGTAGGGGTTGTTGTTGAGATAACCCCCGCTCAGTGTCTTGGTGAGTTCACCCGAAGCGGCGTTGTTGACCGGAGAGCCGTAGATGGCGCGCTGTGCCGTGGCATCCAGCGCTTGCGTCTGGTAGTTGTTGAGTTGTGCCACCGTTTGCCCTCCGTAGGGCTGATACGGCATATCAGCAACTTGCTGACCACGCTGAAGGAACTGTTGAAAATGCGGGACAGCCCAATCCGGAGGTCCACTGGTCGTTGACTCGCTGCTGCCGCCTGCCATGTTTAGTTCACTTCCATTTCGTACACGCTGTACAGCTTTTGGGCTCCGAATCTGCGCTGCCAGAGGCGACCAATCGAATCTATCGACGAGCCTCGGATGGTTTCGCAGCCGTTTTGCTTTGCGTACTGCCGCAGGAGTTCAAAACTCTCTGCGCCGGCAAAGCCAGGGCCAACCATGGCATACACGTACAAAACACGGATGTTCGGCAGGGTCTGGATTTGGACCGCCGCCCACGCCCTCGGTATGTCGCTGTCGTCAGCTATACCGATTAGCGTTCTCTCGCCCCTGAGCAGGAGCAATTTCAACTGATCTGCGGTTATCTCGCGCGATGCGCGAGCCGTCGCTTGCGATAGTTTATCAGCACCATCCCTCCATGCGATACATATATGTGAGGGTGGCACCGTAAACAGTTTCATTCTGGCGAGACTTTAACCTTAAGCGTGCCGCTCGCCAAATCAATGGCCCCGCCAGATTCATTCTGGAACCTGACGGATACAGTACCTGCCGCCGATACCCACCCGAAAACCAGTATCCCTTGGGTATCTAGCGAAAATGTCGCCTGCACATAATCACCCAACTTGGAGCCGGGCGCCGATACCGTGGTGGTCGTGCCGGCCCCATCCGCGAGGTTTCCGGGGTCGTAGGTGGCAGTGAACTCGGCCCCGGACATCCGATTGACCTTCTGGGCCACGCGCTTGGCGTAGGCGTAGAGGGTCTGGATCAGCGTCTGATCGCTGAACTGCTGGTTCTCGTCGAGCTTGGTCGCCATCAGCGCCGCCCAGTCGGCATGGCGTCCATGACGAAGCCGTTGAACTCGGTGTTCCCGGTGTGGCTGAAAGCGAAGCGGTGGAAGCGCCCGGTCTGGCGGATGTCGTACTTGCTATCGCTCAACGTGCCGGTGTCCGCTACCGTGAGCGTCTTCCCCGGCCCCTGCTTGGTGTAGCCCTGCACAGACCCGGTAGTGGGCTCGGTGATGTATCGGAGCTTCACGCTACGGACGAACGTATCCCGGTAGTCCTCGCCGTAGTCGCCAAGCGTCACCGTGCTGTCAGCGCCCACCCCGGATAGCGTTTTGATGTCGTGGGTTGTGTCGAAGACCGCCAGCGCCCGGCCTCCGGCTTGCCACGACTGAGAGTCCCAAGGGATATCCGGCAGTGCGTCCCATGTGCTGGAAAGCGTGTTGAGCGTGTCCCAGGTCAGGCCCGGCGTGACGTACTGGAAAGCCGCTTCGATGGTGCGGTTCGCCCTTCCCCAGCGGCCATTGCGGCGATGCCAGACAACAGCCGAGTCTGGCTGGCCCGTAGTGCTGGCTGCAGACGGGTAGAAGAACCACACCCTGCCGTTCTGCTTGTCGTGGGTGACGATGGTCCGATAGCGGTACGTCGCGCTCGAGTCGTTAAAGAACCACTGTCGGAGCGCCGATGCGATAGGCATAGGCCGAGTACCGTCGTACAGCCAGATATCGTCATCGCCAACGAACACGATTCGCCCACCGATGTCGCACACCGCCTCAGGGCCAATGCAGCCGACATCGCCAGGAACCTGGTCCCACTGCCAGACCGGCGGCGGCCCGACATAGGAGCCGACGAACATGTCGGAACGCTTGAATGCAATAACCTGCTGGCCGAACCGGATGGCTGCGGTGATGGCACCGCCAGAACCGATCAGGCGGCCAGAGGTGGCCTGCACCGAAGCGTTGATCGTCCAGCTCGACGCATCCTGGTAGGCGCTGCACCACCAACGGTCTGGAGAGTCGCCAAAGCCAGCGTCGTTGGTATCGAAGGCCAGTACGAAGTCTTTGGCCGCGACGATCATCCGCGCCTTGGGCGAGCCCGCGATGGTCGCGAAGGTGCCGGAGGTGGACGACTGGAGAGCGACGACATCATTCGATGCCAGCGCCACGTCGCCGAACTGGGCAAAGCTCCAGCGGTTCTCGCCCGAGCCGGTATAGGTGCCAGTGGAAACGTCAGCCCAAGACGTGCCGGATAGCTCGTACAGCTTCGATTGCGTGCCAGCAATGGTGCGCCTCGTGCCGGCGGTGTTCTGGAGCACTGCAGCCCCTCGGCAGTCGGCCACGAGCACGTCAGATCCAGGATCGACAGGAGACGGCGCTGACGCCATACCCTTGTCTGACGGCACAAGCTGGGTGCAGTCGGTGATGACCCCCGGCGTCGTCGGATCCAGGTCGGGCGAGAAGCCGAGAAGCTCGATCATGATGTATAGTCATCCTCGGACTGGCGGCGCTTCGGCGCAGTGGGCGGGGTAACCGGTAGCCAAACCGGGCGCGACCCTCCTGCTGGGGCTTCTAGAGCACGGCAACCCCGCCAGTTCTTCATGCGACTCACGCCGGCCTCACCTGAAGCGCCGCTCCTGCGTACTTGCGCTCGGCGTTGTTGGCGATCACAAGCGCCATCTGCTGGTCAAACAGCGCCTCGTAGTTGCGTGCAGCCTCGAAGTCCTTCAGGTACACCGCAGCGTGTTTCAGTGCACCGTACAGGTAGGCCGATGGGAACTCGGCCAGGATCGAATTCGAGGTGTTGGAGTCGGAGAGCGGCGTGAACTTGGCGTTGTAGGTGGCGATCACCGAGCCGTCGCCGTCGTCAGCGAACCGCAGTTGTGCGCCGACGATGGTGTAGTAGTTCACGAATGACGGACTGCTGGCGTTGACCATCTCCAGCTTGTCGGGGGTCACGTAGGACAACCTGCGAGCGGTGTCGCCGTTCCAGATCACGGAGCGAGCCGAAAGCCAGCCTGTGGGCAGCGTCGCAACGCCAGCCGTCACCGTGACCGTCGAGCGCGTCTCGAACTCGATTTCCTTCACCCTGATTTGCATCTCCGCCTCGGCCTGGTCGATGAACGTGTCAACGACAGACGTGAGGTCACTGCGGTTCACAAAGTCCGCAATCTCGGTCTTCAGGGCACTGTAGGTTGTCGCCATGGCTTCCTGCTCTCAAACCTCATGTCGCGCACTGGCTGGTGCGTCTGTGGCTCCGCTTCGGTGATATCGACTTGCCCGGCGTAGGTCAGGAGGTCACGCAGTTCTGATGCCGAATAGCACCAGCGGTGGCACATGGCCTCGTTCTTGTACCGAGGGTCACCGAACAGGCCCCACATCGTCAGGTGGATCGGCGCTGGCTTCTGGCGTTCTGCGTACCAGATGAATGCGTCCAGGATCTTGTCCAGGCACGGCATTTCCAGCACCAGGAGCCCGCCGGGCTTCAGAACCCGGATCCACTCTTTCAGCACGTCCTCGCTCTTCCAGCGGTAGATGTGCTCGTAGACGTGGTAGGCGTGAACCTCGTCGGCATAGTCGTCGGGAAACGGCAGCCCTCCCGTCACATCGGCAACCACGTCGGGTTGGATGCTGGTCCAGTTATTCGCAAGGTCTACCGAAATAAACCCAGGGAACCGCTGCGCGCCTGCGCCCAAGTTTAGCCGAATAGGGCTGCTTTCCATAGCGCTCCAATCCTGCGCGGCGAATACTCACCACGGATATATGCCTGTGCGCGCTTGATGCGCGAGATAACCTCGTCTTGGTGGGATAGCGCCCATTTCACGCCATCGCCAATATCGCCAACATAAACCCCGAGGTCGCCGTATGATGGGAGGTATCCGCACACAGGGAACAGGCCCCTGCGGAGGGATTCGATCGCCCTGTTGGCGGACTTCGCCATGGATTTGCCGGTAGGGATCACGACCAGGCCGGCCCTATCAAAAGCGCGATCCATCTCCTGCGGGCTCCAAGGCGTGGTGCCTTCGAAGTTAGAGACCACCTCGAGGTTCTTGAGTTTTCCCACCCATGGGGCCAAGTCGCGCAAGTTGGTCCGGTGGCCGAACCACAGCAGCTTGTCATGAACCCGGGGAGGTTTCTCTGGCTGCTCGTAGGGGTCCGGGATCGCGATGGCGTCCTTGCCCGTGCGCTCGTGGATGATGCGTTGCATCTCCGCGCTGTTGCACGTCACCAGATCGGCCTTGAGACAGCACAGGTGGTAGTGCTCACCCCACTGCGGGTGGTCGAAGTTGTCGTCACAGACATCAAAGCACTTCTTGCTGTAGCCGGCGGTCTGCTCGTCCCAGTTCCAGTTGTGCTTGCCCATCACGACCCACTCAGAGCCTGGGCCGATGCCGAGCTTTGCTAGCTCAGCGGTGGGGATGATCGCCCTGTAGCGGCTGGAGGCAAGGTGCTCTCCGCAGTGCTTGAACGTAACGTTCACGAACCGCAGGCTCTACAAGGTGGCTTGATGTGCCGTCTGCTCTGAAAGTTTGGGCAGACCTTGAGGATCAGCAAGCAATAGACCGTATAGGCTATCCACTGCCGCCACGTTGTGACGTGCACGTTTCTGAATGGAACCTTCATAACCTCAGGCCTCGATGTGGTTCACCAGCTCGCGCGCCAGGTGCCATTCGGCCGAGTGGTCGCAGTCCTTGTAGTGCTCCATGCCCGGCACGCCCAGCGTGTAATGCACGAGCTTTGCATCCGGGTTGTGCTCGTACTCGCTCGCCAGCCAGTTCCACTCGCGCGGCAGATCACCAATCTGCTCATCGTGCAGGTGCTCGAAGCGGTGCAGGACACGCCCGGAGTGCTCCTCAACGTACTTCGGCGTCAGGATCCGGTTCGCCGGGTGGCCGCAGTTCCACAGCATCACGCTTGACCAGTTCTTGCGCGGGTAGACCGCGTTGTGCGTCTCGAGCGAAGTGCCGATGTACTTCCTCTGTGCCTTGGAGGTGTAATTGTGCTTCGCCACCATCACCGCATACCGCTGGTCGCGCATGGCCCACAGTTCCGAGATGTCGGCCCGGCAGAGCATGTCGCCATCGGCAAAGATGGCCCAGCCGCGATAGTCCTGGAGGAACGGGACGAGGAAGCGGCTGTAGATGAACTGATTGGAGCCGTCGGTGTGAGTCTCGGTGTACTCAGGTAGCAGCTTCAGCGCAAGCGGGTAGAACGCTACTGGGCTGGTAGCGGTCTGAATCACCGATTGGCAGAAGACGTGATACGCCGCCGCTTCGCGCTGGTCGAATCCGCAGTAGAGCGGGATCATTTGCTAGTCGCTCCATAGTCTGAGTCCACGTCTCGCCCGGCTTCTGCGGGAACAACGTGGTCGTTTGATACCAAGGGAACTTGCGCAGCTCTGGCTGGTAGTTCCAGTTGCTCTTTTCGTTGGTGAACACGATGGACGGCACGCCCAACGCACCAGCGAGATGGTGTGCGCTCGTATGCACACCGATGTAGAGATCCAGTTCGGCCACTAGCGCTGCGGCGTCGTCGTAGTCCTCCGACTCGCTGGCGCGCTTGTAGTGCTTGACCGGAAGCCCCGCCTCCTCGATCTCGCGCAGCGTGTCGCCCTTGTACTGAAGGCTTATCCAGTCCGCGTCGATGGCCTGAATCAGCGGGCGGAATGCATCGATGCCGGCCGAACGCGCCTCGGGGTTGTTGTGCTTGCTGCCGCCACTCCACGCAATGCCAATCTTTGGCTTCGGCCCCCACGAGTCGAACAGCGCACGCCACTGGATGCGCCGCTCAGGGTCGGCCACTAGGTAAGGAGTACCAGGACAGGAGTCAGGCGTCGGCCTGTAGAACTCAGGCAATTGCCCGCACGGAATGTTGGCGTCGATCTTGTGGCTGTTCGGCCACTCGATTTCTTTCGCCAGCCGCGTACCGTAGACCGCGATCTGCGGGAACGAGCGTCGGAACAGGCCCTCCAACCTGCGATCGCACTCGAGCACAACCGTGTTTTCACGAGCGGCATCCGGCACGCAGGAGGCGTACATGATTTCGTCACCAAGCCCCTGCTCGCCGTAGATGACGAGGTTCGTGCCGGGCTTGCCGTCCCACATCCCTTCGTCGAGGAACTGGAGGCGCTTGCGGAACTTGCCGCCGATCTGGGCTCGGCAGTCTCTCCAGCCGTCTTTCCACTGACCCAGAGCGATGCGCGACAGCCCGCGAGTATTGAGCGCGGTGACGCATGTTGGGTCCATCCGCAGCGCAATCTCCGACCATTCGATGGCGCGCTTGTAGTCGCGCTCTTCCATGTGTGTGACGCCCACATTCGCGGCGTACAGAGGCCGTTTCTCGCGATCCCAGGCCTTCAGGTAGCACTGGCGGGCCTTGTGGTGCTGCTTCATCCCGCCGTAACACATACCGAGGTTGTTCCACGGCTCCGAGCGCTTGGGCACGATCTCGGTGATTCTGCGGAAGAACAGCGCTGACACGCCGTACTTCTCGGCCCGCAGGAAGACCGAGGCCATGAGGAACATGGCCTGGTGGTCGTCACAGTCTTTGTCCAGAAGCGCCGTGCAGCGCCTGGCCGCCTCGTCTGGCTCCTCATCGAGCATCGACTCGATGTACTTGTAATGCCCCAAATCTTCCATCAGACGCGCCCGGCGGTCGTGAAGAGATAGGCGTACTGGGTGCGGTGCTTGCGCAGGAAGGCGACGAGTTCGTCAGCGTTTGCGCGGAAGGCGTCGAAGCCGTGCTCCGTCTTCATCTGCATCAGCACCGTGTTGGGGATGTGGCAGACGTGCTGAAAGTTGTCCTTGATGCCCTGCTTGGCGTATCCCGGCGCATTCTGGAGAGCCTTGGAATACTCCAGGTGTGGCTCTACGTCCTGCTCCGTCTTGACGATCATCTTCCCGTCTTCGGAGGCGTAGGTCGTCTTCGTGCCGGTCAGCGCGTCGTACTCGATGCCGTGGATGTGCATAAAAAACCGGGGCACGAGGCCCCGGGTCAAGGAGGGTTAGGTCAGATCCTGGATCTTGAAATGAGCATCCGGGTTCTCCATCACCACGGTCATCTCGCAGAGCAGTTGGCCCTTGTCCGCGTCACCGGTCTTCGCCAGCGACGTGTACTTGATGGGCCGCAGCCACGCGGTGGACACGTAGTCAGGGTCGATGCCGAACAGCGTGCGAGCGCGCATGAAGCGGTTCAGGACCACCTTGTGCGTGCCGAAGTCGGAGACGTAGAGGTCCACGCCACCAACCACCACACCCTGAGCCGTGCGACTCTGGTTCACCGACACGCCAGCGTAGGACGACGCACCCGCGAACGCGGCAAGCCTCCGCTTCTGGGTCTCGCGCATCATCAGGACGCTCGGGTCACCGCCGTCCGTCCAGGCCGCCTGCAGGCCCGAAACCAGCGTGGTTTCATCCAGCGCCGCAGTCGTGCCATCGGTCGGCGCACCCCAGTCGCCAGAGGCGTAGCCCGGGGTCGTGCCGGTCGAGTCGGTCGAGGCCGAGAAGATGCGGTTGCCCGCGATCATGGATTCCCAGCCGGCCGCCTGGCGAGCGGTCTGCGAGCCACCAACGCTTGAGGCTTGGTTTCGCACGATGGTGAACTCGATGTCGCGCTTGAGTTCCTTGCCGCGCTTCATCAGTTGGTACGCGAATTCCTCCGCGCGGCCGTACTTGCGAACAGCATCGGCAGTGCCGGACACCAACACCGTCTTCTG